TTCAACTGGTAATGCAGTTGGTGAAGGAGATCTAAACGTTAAAGGTGCAGTTGATTTTGATACCACACTTAATGTAGATGGTGCAGCAACTATTCAAGATGATCTTATTGTCAAGTCTGACAACAAGATGTTCAAGGTTCAGACTGCAGCTGCTGCAGATAAGTTTACTATTGATACTGATAATGGTAATACAGTAATTTCGGGAACCTTACAAGTTGATGGTCAGATTAATGTCAATGATTCTGTAATCATAGATGAGGCAAACGAAGTATTCTCTATCAGAAATGGTTCTGGAGTTGAGAAGTTTGGTGTTGATACTGATAACGGTAACACTAATATTATTGGTACTTTAACAGTTGCTGATGCAACTCAAATTAATGACACATTTGGAACATCTGGTGTCAATACATTTACAAATAACACAGAGCAAACTCTTACAGGATCATATGCTGCTGATGGTTCTGCAAGATTCTCTGGTGGTATTGGTCTAGCAAAGAACCTAGCAGTTGGTGGCGGGGCTAGAGTCTATGGTAATACAGAATTAACTGGTACTTTAGACCTTAATAACGATGCTGATGTATCAGGTAATTTTGTAATTAGTAATACTGATGAAGCAACATCTCTTGCAGATGCTTCAGTTGCTCTTCAAGTTGCTGGTGGTGCTACAATCGATAAGAACACTTACGTTGGTGGAAACTTTGTAGTTTATGATGCAGGTAATACACGTGCAGCATTTACTGTCACTAACTCTAGTGGTGATGCAGAGTTGCATAATAACCTTACAGTTGGAGGTAACTTAATAGTCAATGGATCAACAACTACTGTCAATAGCACGGTCACAACTCTCGATGACCCTATTATTACTTTGGGTGGTGACACAGCACCATCGTCTGATGATGCTAAGGATCGCGGTGTTGAGTTCCGTTACTACGACGGGTCTGCTAAAATCGGCTTCTTTGGTTTCGACAGATCCTCCCAAGAATTCGCATTCGTAACAGATGTTACCAATACATCAGAGGTAATGGCAGGTACAGACGGTGCTCTAAGAGTAGGTTCTGTACATGTTACTGGTGGAGGTACATCAGTTGATATAGACAATAATTTAAACGTAGATGGTACAGCAACAGTTGATGGTCAAATAATTTCAAATCTGTCTTCTGGTACTGCTCCATTCCAAGTTGCTTCTAATACCAAAGTTGCAAACTTAAACGCAGACTTGCTGGATGGTATGAATACAGCAACTGCTAATACAGGATCTACAGTTGTTAATCGTGATTCTAATGGAGATTTTGCTGCTAATCAAATCACTGCTGCTAGTTCTGCAGGTGCAGGTGCTGGATTCTTAGGTAATGCATCTTCTGCTGATATATGGAAGACTGCTAGAACATTAACTATAGATGGTGTTGTAGATGGTAGTGTATCTATTGATGGTAGTGCTGCTGTTACCCTTACAACAACTTATGCAGATGCTGATATAACTGCTTTGGCAGCGATGAGTGGCACAGGATATGTTGTAAGAACTGCTGCAAACACTTATGCTCAACGCACACTTGCTGTAACAGCATCCTCTGGTATTACTCTTACTAATGCTGATGGAGTTGCTGGTAACACAACTATTAACGTTGCTTCTTCAGATACAAATGCTGCTAACAACTTAGTTTTACGTGATGCATCTGGTAATTTTGCTGCTGGTACAATTACTGCAGATTTGACAGGTACTGCTTCTATAGCAACAACTGTTACGGTTGCTGATGAGTCAACAGATACTTCATGTAATGTCTTATTTGTAACGGCTGAGACAGGTAATCTTGCACCGAAGAGTGGAACAAATCTTACATTCAATTCTAATACTGGAATTCTAACTGCTACTGGATTTGCTGGTCCTGTTACGGGAGATATTACGGGAGATGTTACTGGTAATGCAGATACAGCAACTGAGGCAACAAATGTTACTGTTAGTGCTAACAATACTACTAACGAAACTGTATACCCAACATTTGTTGATGGTGCAACTGGAACTCAGGGAATCGAAACTGATACGGGATTAAATTATAACCCAAGTACAGGAAATTTAACTACCACTACTGTTACAGGTAATCTGGTTGGTGATGTAACGGGTGATGTAACGGGTGCTCTTACTGGTAATGCTGATACAGCAACGGAAGCAACAAATGTTACTGCTGTAGCAAATAACTCTAGTGATGAGACTGTATACCCAACATTTGTAGATGGTGCTACTGGTACACAAGGAATAGAAACTGATACTGGATTGACATATAATCCAAGTTCAGGTGTTCTTACTGCAACTCAATTTACTGGTGCTGTAGTTGGTAATGCATCAACTGCAACTACTGCTGCTGCATTAACAACAGCAAGAAATATTGGTGGTACATCCTTTGACGGATCTGCTGATATTACTCCAGCAACTGCTACTCAGGCAGCAAACCTTAATAACCATGATACTGCTGATCTTGCTGAGGGAACTAACCTTTATTATACAGAAGCAAGAGTACAAGCAAAACTTGATAATGCATACGCACAACTTACAGCGATGCTTAATAATCTTGCCACTACAACTACATTAACTCTAAATCTTTCTGGAGATCCTACTCCAGGTGTCGTTGTAACACTTGGATCAATTACTGCTAGTGGTCTTGGTGGATTTTCAAACGCAACTAATGTTGCTACTTCTGGTGGTACTGGTTCTGCATTAACAGTTGATACAACTACAACTAATGGTGCTATAACTGGAATTTCATTAAATACTGCTGGTTCTGATTATCTAGTTACTGACATTCTAACAATTACTAACCCTAATGCTGGTGGTGTTGCTACTCTTAACTTGGGTACATTATCTGGTGGTACTGGATATGCTAATGGAACTGCTATTGCAACAACTTCTAGCGGTTCAGGAACATCATGTACATTAGATATTACAACTTCCAACGGTGTTATTACTAACGCAACAGTTAATGCTGCTGGATCTGGATATGCTATTGGTGAAACTTTAACCATCACTAACGCTAATGCAACTGGTGCTAAGACTCTTGGTGCTATTGCTACTGCTGGTACTGGATATGCTGGTGGATCTGCTATTGCAACTACAGCATCTGGATCTGGAGGTGGTGCAACTGTTGACATAACAGTTGGTGCTAATGGTGCTGTTACAGGAGTTACAATTAATGATGATGGATTAAATTATGCTGTAGATGAAGTCTTAACTATTACTAACGCTAATGCCTCTGGTATTAATACTGTAGGTAACATCGGTGCTGCTGACGCATCAAGAACTGAAGGTACATATAATATCGGTGCTTCTGATTATGGTTCTCAAGCATCTGGTCAGAATGCAACCTTTACTATTGTTGTTGATGGTAGTGGTGCTGCTACAGTTACTGTTGTTAATGATGGTGATACTTGGATTGCTAATGAAACAGTTACTGTTGCTGACGCACAACTTGGTGGTGGTGGAGGTGCTGCTCTCACCTTTGATGTCACAGCAATTCATGGTAATGGAGCAACAATACCTGTATCTGCTATTCATGGTAACGGTGCAACACTTAATACTGCTACCGTCTTTACTAATGCAACATTTGCTCTATCTGACATCACAACGATGGAAGTTGGTGCAACTGTAACAGGTGGAACCTCTGGTACAACTGGAGTTATTACTGCTCTTGGTACTAATGCTATTACCGTTGATAATGTTGATGGATTCTTCAAGGTTGGAGAAACTGTCGGTGCTAATGATGTAACTAACTTGACGATCTCCTCATTCGCTTAATAAAAAATGTCTGCTACAAGACCCGCATCTAAAACTGAATTAAAAAACTATGCTCTTCGCAGGTTGGGATATCCCACAGTAGATATCAACGTTGCTACTGAGCAGTTAGATGATTTGATAGAAGAAGCAATTGACTACTATCAAGAATATCACTATAATGGAAGTTATAAGACTTTTATGAGAGTCGAAGTAACTCAAGCTATGCTTGATACAGGACAATCATTTAGTCAAGAAGGTTCTTCTAGTTGGTATGGTGCCAATAATTATATTGATACTCCACCAGGTATGTTAAACATTAATCATGTTTATACTAATATTGGTGCCTCAAGGATGTCTAGTGGTAATATTTTTAATATTAAATATCAAATATTTTTGAATGACATTTATGCGATGACGCATGGTCATATATTACATTATTTCCTTACTTCACAATATCTAGAAACTTTAAATTGGATTACCAATTCTCAAGCTAATCGTAGAGTAAAGTGGAATGAATTGCAGGGTAGATTATATCTTGACTTTGATTGGGATGATATGCAGGTAGGTGATTACATTATGGTTGATTGTAATATGCGTCAGGATCCTGAAACATATACATCGATGTATAATGATAATTGGATGAAGGATTATGTAGAAGCACTTTTCCAACAACAGTGGGGAAGGAACCTAAGTAAATATGACGGTATTCAAATGTTGGGTGGTGTAACACTTAATGGTCGTCAGATATTAGAAGATGGATCAAAATATAAGGTTGATCTTGAAAATGAATTGCGTGATCGTTATGAACTTCCACCTATGGACTTAGTGGGGTAATCTCTAATGGTTTACAGAAACACGCCAGCACAAGATTATGTACAATCTGACTACAGTAATGCTGCTCGTTTAAATTTAAACGGTTCTGCTCAAGAGCAGAAATTTATGGAAAACCTTATAGTAGAGAGTATTGAAATTTATGGACAAGACATTTATTATGTTCCTAGAACGATTGTCAACAAAGATACAGTCTTCGGGGAAGACTCTGACTCGACGTTTGATAGTGCGAGAGCAATTAGAGCCTATGTCAATAATGTCGAAGGATGGGAAGGACAAGGCGAGTTACTTAGCAAATTTGGAGTACGCATCGAAGATAAAACGACGTTTATATTCTCCCGTGAAAAGTTTAAAGAAAAGGTGGATGACCTTGAAGTCCTTAATGTCGAAGGAAGACCTAATGAAGGGGATTTAATTTATTTCCCTGTAACAAAACATTTATTTGAAATACAATTTGTAGAAGTAGAAAGACCCTTTTACCAACTTGGTAAAGGATATGTTTGGGAATGTCAATGCGAACTCTTTGAGTACAGCGATGAGGAGATTGATACAGGTATTGCTGAACTGGATGCTATCGAGACTGCCTTTGCTAATGCAATTACAGTCGGTCTCGTAGCAGGTGGTACAGGAGACTTTACTGCTGGTGAGACAGTTACTGGAGGTAGTTCTAATGTAACTGCTGAAGTTAAGTCTTGGGATAGTTCCACAAGAACACTTATTGTTCTTAATCGTTCTGGTACTTTTACTATACCAGAAACTATTACAGGTGGTACTTCAAGTGCTTCTTGGACAACTGCTACATATAATACGATAGATAATAAGAATGCTGCTATAAGCATCGATCAAAACTACGAATTTGAAACAGCCGATAATGAGATTATCGACTTTACAGAAGCCAACCCATTTGGAAGTGTTGGAAGTTCAACTGATACTACAATCTGATGTTAGGAACCTATTCATACCACGAGATATTTCGTAAAACAATTGTCGCGTTTGGTACTCTATTCAACAATATAGAATTACGTCGTCAAGATGAGGTGATGAAAGTACCTCTTGCTTATGGTCCTAAGCAGAAATTTTTGGCACGATTAGAACAAAATCCAGACCCAACAAATAAAAGAGTTCAAATAACTCTTCCTAGACTTTCATTTGAAATATCTGGTGTATCGTATGATTCATCTAGAAAGGTTTCACCTACACAAAAGATTAAATTTTCCAATAATTCTACAACGAACAAGAATGCTTTCATGCCTGTTCCTTATAATATTGGTTTTGAGTTAGCAATTATATCAAAAAATCAAGATGATGGATTGCAGATTATTGAACAGATTCTTCCGTTCTTCCAACCCCATTATAATCTATCAGTTAAATTAGCAACTACAATAGGAGAGACAAAAGATATCCCTGTTGTACTACAAAATATTGATTATGAAGATGACTATGAAGGAGATTTTGCACAACGTAGAGCAATTATTTACACGCTTCAGTTCACGGCTAAAACGTATCTATACGGACCAATCACAGATGCAAAAGTCATCAAGAAGTCCATTACAGATTACTATACCAGTACTGATACTACAAAGGCACCAAGGCAGAAACGATATACAGCTACGCCTACTTCGACAGTCGATAGAGATGGAGTAGGAATTACCACTCTAACTAATGGTATTGATCTTACTGCTGGTATCCTTACATTAGGAAGTGTATCAGGTCTTTCACAAGGAGTTGATATACAAATTGGTACTGAGGTAATGCATATCAATAGAGTCGTTGGTAGCACAGTACATGTCTCACGTGGATGGAATTCTAGTACCATAGCAGAACATACTGCTGGTGCAAGTATTCTTAAGATAGATGCTGCTGATGATGCATTACTAGATTCTAGTGATGACTTTGGATTTGGTGAATTATATTCTGACTTTACAGATATGAAGAAACGCAATCCTACTAGTGGTGCTGATGAGGCAATTTAATTATGAGTACTTTTGATGGTTTAAATAAAGTTTTTGGTGAAGAACCAACAGAACTAGAACAGCATGTAGAAAAAACTAAATCGCTGAGAACTGATACTCCTGATATACAACAGGATTATGAGACTTCTCGTGCTCAACTACATAGCCTAGTAATGAAAGGACAGGAGGCAGTAGATGGTATACTTGATGTGGCACGAGCGTCAGATCATCCTCGTGCTTATGAAGTTGCTGGTCAACTCATCAAACACGTGGCAGACACGACAGACAAGTTAATCGACCTGCAAGGGAAGATGAAAGAATTAGATAAAGAAGATAAGAAAGGACCAAGTACAGTTAATAATGCACTCTTTGTCGGGAGTACTGCTGAACTTCAGAAGTTGTTAAAGCAACAAAAAGATATAAATAATAAGACAGAAACAACATAGACCCGACACGACATGACTGTTCTAAACGTATTAAGCACTAATGCTATTGCAGCAAATCAATCAGAATATCAGACTGTTCAGACTGGATTTTATCGAGTAAGTGCTACTGCTGCATCAACCGTACAATTTGGTGCTGGACCTGCTATTCAAATTCTTGCAGGAACTTCAGTTCTATTGAAAGGTAATGCAAAACCAGGACAGGCAAAGATTGTCAAGGCAGTAGATGATGCTACTGCTGATTATGTATTGGGTACTAACTATCCTCTAGAGACAACCAATACTCATCCATTTTCTGTGGGTGATTATATTGCTGTTGTTGATAATGGCACTAACCCTGCTATCGATAGTAACTTCCTCTCTGCTGGTACTGCTGGTAAGAAGGTAACTGCTGTTTCGAGTAATGGTACAACTATTAGTACTGATATTGATTCCTCATCTGCAAGTGCAGATTACACATGGGCTCACTCAAATACTTCTAACAATCAAGCAATTGTTCAACGTGCTGTAAAGATTACTGCTGGCGGTAATGCAATTACGGTAGAAGAAGTACAGGTGGTCGGAGGTTAAGATGCCTCTGGTTAAT